AAACCATTGACGTTCCATTTTTGTGCGCCAAGTGGCATCAGTTTTCCAGCGAGGATCTGCGATTGCCGACTCAAGATCCTCCCTAGTGAAGTCTTGCTGCTCGACCACAGGCTTGATCGGAATGTTCTCATTCGTAATAGCCTGGTGATACTTCAGGAACGCGTTGATCGAGTCAGCATTGTTCAAAGAGTACGCTATCGCTTCACGCTCAGAGTTATTCAGAGGTGCCTTTTGCAAGATGCGCTCAGTCATTTGGATCTTCTCAGAGGCGTTAGAACCTAGCTTTTCCATTTCAGCGCGTTGATCGTATTCAATACCTTCTTGCTCATCTTTTGACATCGATAAGACACGACCGGCCAGATCTTCGAATGCATCCTGGCTAATCCCGTTTTCCTTAGCCCAGTCCTGATATACGGCGACAGTCGGATCGTCAGAGTCCAAACCCTGATCCGCAAGTGAAGATATATCATACTGCTCCGGTGCTTTATGCTTGCCCGACTTAAACTTCTTTTCCAGCTCTGCGTAACTTTTCGCCAGCTTTTCAACATCAGGGCCATCCTCATCCCAAAACTTTGCAGGGTAATAGTCAGGGCGCTCTAGCGGCCCATCATCATCTTCAGATGCTTGCATCTCTTCCTGTGGCTGTTCGTGAACCGGAATAGGTGCATCCTCTTGAGGAGCCTCTGGTTCTACCACGTTAATCAACGGTGCATCTGCATCCGCTTCTACTGCTGCCGCTTCTTCAGCCATTGTTTGACCTTTCTATTTTTTTCTCAATCATGCGAACGATCTCTGCCATTCCTGTTCTAGCATAACCAAAGCTCGCATCTTCTCCAGGGTGCCAAGTTGGTTGCTCAATCGTAACGCTACGCAAATGGCTTAGAACCTTCTGCCCTTCAGAACTTTTGAAAACCTTACCATATAGAATATCTATATCTTCGGCTCTTGGCGCTTCACTGACAGCCTGGGTTAATCCTTCCCAGCCTTCGGGTGAACTCATTGCATTGCCTCCATTGTGGCCCCTCCATCAGTTGCAGCGGGTGGGCCTTGTTCTGCCATCATTGCTTGCTGCATCTGTTCCATCATCATTTGCTGCTCTTCCGGTGTGGTAAGCAGTTCTTGGTTTATGTTCATCTTGCTTGCGATGAATTGAGTTATGCGCGGAATAGACAAAGCTGCTTGACCCTGTGGGCCGAGAGCATTGGCGATCTGCATAAACTGAACAATATCGTTTACTTCTTGTAGCTTCTGAGCCTGAGCCAGAGGCGCAACCGGCGTAACCTTAACCTCAACGCCATTTACCTTTAGTGGTAGATCGATGAAGCCCTGCTGATCCATGATAAACAAAATGCGCGATACAATCGGAACCATCGTTTCATCTATCAATCGGCCAAAGGCAGATCCTAGATTAGTCGCAAGCTCACGGGATCTTTCTGCAATTTCTGTTGCTGATCGAGCAGACATATTATCAGGCGGCAACGTGTCATCCATCAGGATCTTCTTCACGTTCATACGCAGATCATTCATCACGATCTGACTTACATTAAAGTCACCGGCTCTAGGGAGGGGAGCCAGTGACGCACCCTGTGGGCCACCGTTACGAGCAACACCGATAACCGAGCCAGGCTGTATCTTAATATTCTGAGGGTTCAGAACGCCATCATCTGCCGCTGTATATACGCCAGCAATCGCCAAAGAAGCATTCTTAAGAACTAGCTCAACAGTTTTGTTAAGCGTCTTAATGTCAGAAATGGCTGTAACTAATGGGCCACGGCCATATATCTCACCGGCCACCTTCATATATCGAGCAACAATAAACGGTGATGACTTCATTGTTCGGTACACAAGCTCTTGCTTCTTGCCAGGCCAAATAACGTGATAGCAATAAACGGCTCGCTCATAATCATAGATAACCGCATCCATCAGATCGATCTCTTTGGATGGCGATTGCTCTATTGCCTGGGCTAGTTCACTTGTCATTTCCGCGTCAGGAAACTCTTGTGGTATCGTTTCAGCCTTCATGCGGAGCTTGCGATAAACATTATCGACATTGCCGAATGTTCCCTCTTCAATAGCAACGAGATACTGAGGAATAGGCGTAAAGCGGATGGGCGTAACCTCATCACCAGGCGTCACCATCATCACGGCAGTACCTACGCAAAGATCCAGCAAGAACTCACCCATAGCCAGATCAAAGTTCGTCTGACGCATGATCTCAAACATACGGGTGGTATAAGCATCCAGAGCAGCCTGAGCCTGCGGTTGTTGCTGCTCTGGAATGCCGGTGCCAGCCTCTAGGCGACACCATTCTTTTTGCGGGGGAAACAAACCAGCTTGTATGCGATTAGCAAAGCGCTGGGTGGCGTGAATAGCCGTAGAGTCAAAGACCCTAGACATCTTGCCTTTACCAGCTACACCGCCCTCATAATAGCCTGAGTATAAGTTTCGTTGCGGGAGAGCGAACTCATAGCAATCTTCATAGATAGAACGCCACTCATCCTTGCGAGCCTGAGCTTTGGCTTCACGTTCAATAATATCTTTTACATTCAGCCGAGCCATTTACTTATCCTTTTTTATTCCGTTGGGCAAAGTTACGAGCTGCCTCAACAGAGCCGAATCCCCACGCCTTGAGCGCCAAAGCCTTTCTAGTAGGCCTACCCTTTTCATCTTTCATTGGCCCCTTCATTCCAGCAAAACGAGCAGCAAAGCTAACTCGCCTGGGGTTTGTTCCCTTTTTAACTGGAGCTTTTAGGTTGCCACCCTCTTTTGCTTCAAAGTGCTTACGACCAGCTTCGTTAAGACCGCCCTTTGGGTTTTGAAACTTTTTTGCTACCATCGCCCTCTATCCGCTTCATAGTGCCATAAACATAGGCTTGCTTACGCTCACCCTTTAGATTTAGCCGCTTTGCGCTTAGGAGCAGACTTCGGTGTAGCTTCTTTGGCATCAGCTTTTACCTCTTTAGTTTTTTCTGGCGCAGGCTTTGCGCGGTGATGAACTCTAGGATCTGATTTAATCTGTGTCATTTTTTTGCCTTCTCTATATTAAGCAGTAATGCCCTTCTCTTTTTGGTTTTTTCACCCTTTTCTTTTTCAAACTTTTTTCTTCGGCGCTGACCAGCAGCCTTCTCTTCAGCAAGCCTTTTTGCGGCAGCATCATTTACTGAGGAAGCTCGCCTATTTCTTTCTCTGCGATCCTTAGAGCTTTTACTTTCCAGATCAGCCATAACTTTTTTTGATGCTTCGGATTGGCCGCTGTTGCCGGTAATCTTTCCTCTAGGAATAGCAGTCAATGGTCTGCCGCCAATATCAGCCTTAACTTGGTTAAAAGTATTCTTGGCCGTTGCGCCAGCGCTCATCTTCATTACTGACCGCCGCCCAACTTAGTTTGCTGCGGCAAATCACCTGGCCCCTCCTGACGAGCTGGAGAGAACAGCAGCCTCATTCCACCAGTACGGCGCAACCGTCGACGGGCCTGAGCGCCCTGCATCTCTGTGCGCTCCTGAGCTGTTGCGCGTTCTTCAGATCTTGCCTGAGCCGCTTCAGCATCTTTCTCCGCTTGTGTCTTGCCGCGTCTACCGCCACCAAATAATCCCGCCATGCTAAAACCTCGTCATCATGTAATAGTCAGCCCCCTCTGGGCCAAACCTTCTCATAACACTTTCTACCTCAAAACGTAGTGCTTTGGCAAACTTAAATGCGGTATCATTTTCCACTTTTACGCAGATTTGTAGCCTTCTAACCCCATAATCTTGCAAAGCGGTATCGGTTACGGCCCTTGCGCCACGCACAAGTGATATCGCATGACTGCCAATGTCCTTGCTGGGAACAAGCCACATCTCTGCCAGGCCATGCCAGATGTGCCGAATGCCAAAAGCTATAACAACCTTGCCTCTGCCAATACCCGCCCAGCTCCATCCATCCTCAGAATTATCCCAAATGTAATCTATATAGTTGGGAATATACTCCATGTATTCTTTGTTATCATCGGCCAGTCGCATTCTGGCGACATGCTCATAGCGCAGAGGAACAAGCTGCTCGTCGGAACTCATGCGGAACTCTGGAAGCTGAACCAATCCCATCAGAAGATCTCGAAGTCTGTTGTTGCGTTGAATGTCTGGCCACCGCCAAAGCTATTGCCGTATGTACCGCGCCGCAATCGACGTTGCTCACCACCACCCAGCATTAGATACCCAAACGCATCCCCGCAGTGAGAATGCTCATTCTTTACCGGCATATCCTTGAAGCGCTCTTGCCCAGCGCCGAGAGATTGACGCTTGAAGAAGTAACCGCCAGCCAAAGACTTTCGCACCCGCAAGCATTTCTTGTTTATCATTAGACCAGGCTTGCCACCCACCAGCCGGTTCATAGGCGCAGCAGCAGCCTCACGGCGCACGTTAAACGCGTTACTATCAGTCGGAGATGCTTTGAAGCCAATCGAGCGCAAGTGATCGAAGGCAGTCACCTCATAGATCTCATCGCGCTTGTTACCAGCGGGATCGCCCCATATCATCACCTCAGCCTTATTGAAGCTCGCAGCGATCTTAGCCAGTAACTCTTGGCCAAATCTCTCAAGGCCCATGTCAAACGTCACAAGCTCATCGAGAACCTTCCAGGCCCCACCAGATGTACGCTGCCCAAAGATAGCGGCAGGGGTCAAACCAAAGTCAACGCCAATCTGCAAAGGATATTGCGGATCATATGTAACATCACCCGACATCATATCATCGTCATACTCAGGCCATACCGGACGCCCTTCTTGTACAAACGTGTACTTGCCCTCAGCGTAGCACCTGATCCAGTCAGCATTCTTGCCGCCGAGAAGCTGCTCATAGTACCCACTAGGCAGATGCGTTTTGTTTTCAGCAGATGGATTAACCATCCACCACTTGCCGCCAGAGAACACAAAGCCATTGGCCTCTGGGTTTTCGGGCAGATCCTTAGCCGCTACCTCCAGCACACCACCAGGTTGCCGGTAGAACTTCCACGGAAACCGACCGCCGATAGGGTTCTTCTCTGCCAGCTCATGCCACCAGTGATCCGCGTCAGGCGGGTTGGTGTCCATGATAATGCCATACCAAGACGCGCCACCATCAGATTGCGTAGGATAACGGCCAACACGATGCGTCAGCCCGTCGATCACAGCCTTCGGCAGCTCGCGGGCCTCGTTTACCCATGCCCCTGTTAGCTCCAGTGACAGCAGCTTTCTTACGTCTTGTGGCGTAGAAAGAGCCATGAAGATAACTTCGCAGTCTATGCCAGGCGCACCTTCCCTCGAGGGCAGCTTTAGATGATGCGTGATAGGCGGTTGCCAGCGCATCGGTCCCCATACATCCTCAGGGAATAGCTCTTGCCATGTCTTGATTGTTGTTGTTCTTAGCTCTGGATAGGTATTGCGCACGATTACAAACCGAGAATACCGAATGCCATCACGCGGCGAGGGCTTTTGCTGAACAGCCTTGAGCATTATCTCAGCAGCACAGCCGTATGACTTACCAGATCCAACCGGCCCCATTAAGCCGCGAACAAAAGATTTATCGTGTAGAAACTTCCAAACCGTTGCAGACTTGGAAAAATCCAAGTTCATGCTGGGAAGATCAGTCATCATCTGCCTCATACGTTGTCGTGAC